GGGTCTGCAGCAGGAGTCTTGGAGCTGGTAGTTGAAGGAGGAACCGGGACTGTATCAATTAGAGAGTTGATCAGCTCGATATTAGCAGCCGCATCGGCCTCTGTATAGATATCATCGTACAGAGACGGGAGTAAGGGTAGTAATAACCCGAACAACCGTTCCGATATTTCCGCTAATTTTTCAGACGCGTACGAGTACACGTTTGTATGAGCGTCAAGCTCATAACCCTGTCGATTGTTGGATCCTTTATGCATATCCTTAAGGATGCCAAGATTCTCTCTCGACACTATCATCGCGTTCATTAATTCTTGTATTTTGAGACGAGCAAAAGTGTTAGCTACGGCTGCACTGACATTCGTTATTGAACGTCGAGCAAACTTGAGCAGAGTGACTGACGGTTGAGTGACACCGTCAGCCTCTGAACGAGACAATACCCCGAGTACTTCCGAAGTGGACAATCCTCTGTGAAAGGAGGACAACCACAATACAACGGAAGCGCCTGTATCACCCAAGAGATCGACAATCGTCGACCCTGGGGTCAGCAGGACTCTAAGTAATGTCTCCCCGCTTGGACCAAACGTCCAGCGACCCATTTCAATCGAAATGGATTTCCATTGACCTGCATCTACGAGAAGTCGTAGAGCAGTAGTCAGGCTAGTCTTCCCCATACTGGATGCCCACTTAACCATAAGTGAGCGACCAAATTCAAGGCGCGCCGGAGCTGACTTAACACTTAAGTCGGCTTTTAACGATAAAGGAGAGATATTCACTCCCTTCCACCAGTTCTGATTAGCGAACTGGAAGAATCGACTCGCACCAGAGAAAGACTTGGCAATGGAAACCGGAATATCTAACTCTTTCATGAGTTTTTGATATTCCTGCGCAACGGGTTCATTAGCTATCACAATGTCATCACCTAAAATGAGGTAGTCCCGGAAGCGAGTAGGCTTCCGGATTCCAGCCCGCCAGGCTGAGTACCAGACTAAAGTGTGATGAAGGAGTGCAAGGCAAGGCCATGAGGATTTAGCTCCCATGGGTTGTCCTCGCGTATACCGCACGACTCGATCGCCTGCCCACCCTTTCAGGGCAAGGAAGAACGAGCGAGGTGATCCCTTTATGATAGGCTGGGGATTCTTATCAGGCTTATCAACCTTGGGATTGGTGGAATACCAATAGTCCCTGTCAGTTAGTAGCTTGACCCATGCTTCCCCTGAGCCCGCTACGCCCGTCAATGCATTTAGCATAGGCACGTAGAGGGCTTGAGAAATCATGTCGGTTGCGGATTTTAAATCAAAGGACCATAGTAATGGATAGTCCCGACTTGCAAATTCTGCCGTTTTACCATCTTGATCGAAAGTTGCATCTTGAGGTAAACTCTTCAGGACCTTCTCTAAGGCACGGTGAAGAGGAGAGAGCAATATCTGTGTCCACCAATCCACGATTGCGAACACTCTCACTTTTCCCGCGGCTTCATACTTCAAGCTCAGCTTAGCAGAGCTTTGTCGTGTCTCAAAGAACCGCTCGACATATTGTCTGAGCTTTCTCGAGAAGACGTCTCGCCATACTCCCTCTGTTTCGGGAGAGCGTTCCGCCACCAACTGCGAATTTGATTTCGCAGAGCCGATATACACGTCTTCACGTGCGGCTTGCCACTTATTCCAGAACACAGCTCCATAGTTAATCACCATTAGATTAACCCACTCATATACCGCGGCGGCCTCGCCGGAGTAGATGAGGGCATGGAGGTCCAAGCCCGCTCCCTTGAAAGAGGGACGCGAGTTAGGACCCGATGAGAAAGACCTCGCCTGAGGATCCTTGTCAAAGTCTGGTTTAAGTTTGATTGGCGTGAACCAGCTAGAATAATCTTCTAGCCACTCTCTGACCTTTCCAAAAAAGGAAAGTAGAACCAGAGCCTGCCCAGGTCGAATGACCTTTGCAGGGGGAGCCATTATGGTAGAGAAATCAGCCGGTTTTTGAGGGGTCTTGATGCTACGGTAGACAGCGAGGAGGGATCCAATGAAACGAATCCAATCGACATTGCCTTCGCGGATGAACACTCTCCAGCGAAGAGGCAAAAAGGACGGTAGTCCTCGGGTGAGACCTACTCGGACAGGTAGATCGGAATTGTCCTTAATAGGAATCCGACCAAGGTGAGAATTAACTATGATAGCGGAGGCTTTCAAATAATTTGCCAGATACAGACTGCCATTCTTGCGGAGAATATTCACGCAAGAGGCAGAGAATTCCTTAACTTCTCTCGCAAAGAGAGTCGTCTGATACTTGAGTCCTAACCAATGACCGAGTCTCTGCGACCAAATGGCCAGGATTCGACCCAGATTTCTCTGGGTAGGTAAGACCAAGTTATCAACTATCTTAACCCCCTTCTCCTTGTGTAGGGGAGAGATCATCCTAGCTCCCAATCCAGACAGTTGAGCACGTAAGTAGCGCTCTCCCGAAGTTTCCTTCGGGCCTCCTCCAATCGCCGCTGACTCCGTGAAATAATCGGAGGTAGCAAGAATCCTTCCCCGTTTTAGAGGGGGGGATTTTTGGTCTGGCTTTTTAGAGTTGGTAGGAACGCGTATCGAGGAAGAATCACTCAATTCTTTCACGGCTTGCTGCGTATCCTCGGGCAGGGCGAGAACCTCCAATTCGATGTTGTTGCTTAAGCAAACTTTCGAAAGTGAAAGATAAGCCGCCTCAGTGAGGTAAAGAAGACGCATACGTCCGGTCTTTGCTGCATTAGGGTCCAATACAACATATAACCGGCCGCCATGACGAATCCAATCTATGGAATCGTATGGCAGGGGCATACCAAGCACCACATTGCTCGTGAATAACATTACGTGGACAAGATTCCCGGCCCTAGCTGAATAGCTTAGGGTCGGGCGTCGGGCTAGTAGCATGGATGACATATTTAAATTGTCTTCGCCTTGCGAACACTCTTACACTAAGATAGCTAATAACCTTCCTTGCCCTGAAAAGGGTGGAAGGTCGGCCCGTGCGCCACGTTTTCTCCAAGTTGACTCCAGGGAAATCACCATTAGGGTGTTCCTTGGATCGGGCTTACATCCAAAAGTGTAAGCGCTGGCACGGCCCCCTTTTTTATAGGGGGGGTAACCGAGTTTAAAGTCGTTAACCAGGCGTAAACGCCATGAAGCCTCCGTAGGAGGTTTTTGGGAACTCATTCTGGTAATGTTGGGATCCAGTAGGACGACTAGCCTCCCTCTAAGGGCGGTGGACCTTAGAGGTGAATAACTCACCGGGTACAGTCGCCGAGATGGCGAAGGGGGGCTGATCAAGCCTCTTTCAGGTGTATAACCTGCTG